GCACAAGACCTGAAGGCAATTCACGGTTTGAATGCTGAAGCGGAATTGGCAAATATTCTCTCCACAGAGATTCTTGCTGAAATCAACCGTGAAGTTATCAGAACCATCTATAAGGTTGCAGAACAGGGTGCAGTTCAAAACGTTGCAACTCCTGGTATCTTTGACCTTGATATCGACTCCAACGGTCGTTGGTCTGTTGAGAAATTCAAAGGTCTTCTCTTCCAAATTGAAAGAGATGCTAACGCTATCGCTCAGAGAACTCGTAGAGGAAAGGGCAACATTGTTCTTTGTTCTGCTGACGTTGCATCTGCTTTAACAATGGCTGGAGTTCTTGACTATACTCCTGCTCTTAATTCAAATCTGAACGTTGATGATACTGGCAATACCTTTGCTGGTGTTCTGATGGGCAAATTCCGCGTTTATATTGACCCATATGCTGCTAACCTGACTGCTGCTAATGCTTCTCCAGGAAACCAGTATTATGTTGTTGGTTATAAGGGTTCTTCTCCTTATGACGCTGGTCTCTTCTATTGTCCTTATGTTCCTCTCCAAATGGTTCGTGCCGTTGGTGAGAATACCTTCCAACCCAAGATTGGATTTAAGACTCGTTATGGTATGGTTGCTAATCCCTTTGCAGAAGGTGCAACTCAAGGTCTTGGAAGACTTCAAGTTAACGCTAACCGTTACTACAGAAGAGTTGCTATCAAAAACCTTATGTGAGTTTTATTTCAAACTCAATACTTGGGGAGGGAAACCTCCCCTTTTTTATTCCAAACCAAAGCAAATATTACCACAATCAAATATTTTATTATATCCCATTTCTCTTGCTTTTTCAAATTCAGTACATTGATAAGCACCAATAAGTTTTTTTTGAAATTTCATTCTATTATATCTTTGGTTGTAATTTTTATCAACGTAATAATATGATGGTGAATTTATTTTTATTATATTAAATGAATTTTTAATATAAACATTTCCATTTGAATATCTTCTATCAGCATATGAAACAATATTTCCATCATAATTCTCTCTAAACCATTTTAATAATTTACTAAATCCACCTATTACATTTAAACCAATTTTATTTGAAAATCTAGAAAGTTCCCAAATATAATTTTTATTAAATCTTGATTTAGTAAAAGTCATTAAACATACTAATTCATTGCAATATAATAATCCAAGTTTAACTTTACTTTTATCTTCACCTTGTATGTGATTTTGATTTAGAAATGTATTTTTTGTATGAGTGTCTATAATTACTTTTTCACATTTTCTTGCATAAATTTTTTCGTTTAAATTTAATTTACTTGATATAATTGATTTTACAATTTCAGGTTTGTTTAACCATTCATCACTATAAAATTGAAGTAATTGTATTCCCTGATTCTCACACTCTTTTGTTTTATTTAAATGATAAGATTTATCTTTAATTAAAGATTCTTTAATTTCTGTAGGTCTGTATTGATGAGAATATAAACCATTATATTCTATTGCTAAGTTTTTATCTGGTAGATATAAATCTAATTCCTTTCCTTTTAATATTGAACGATTTGATTGTATAATTTGACCAGAATAAATTGATGATATAAATTCAAATAATGTATTTTCTTCTTTACTTATTTTTTTAACCTTTCTTTCATATGAGTTTGAATCTTTTATTTTAATATTATAATTATTCAACCAACGAGATACAGTAGACTTTGTAGTTCCTAATTTTTCCGCAATTTGTTCACAGGTCAATCCACTATCATATAATTCATTCAACTTCTCTTTGTCACTTAATATTTTTGTACTATAACTATTTCTTCTTCTTGCATCAATTAAATTATGCAATTGATGCATTTTAAGGTACTTAACTACAGAAATTGATGAAACATTTAATTCATTTGATATGTTTTCAATTGATTTTTTTAAAATTATTCTTTCATTAAATAACCAATTATAATTTTCAAGTTTTGATTTAGAGTTTTCATCAATTTTACTATCTCTTCTAGAACATTCTGAGTTAGCATACAACCTAAATCCCCTTTCACTATAAGTCCTATCAATACAACAAACTTGAGAACATCCACATTTACATTTTGGTAGTGTATTTTCTATTATTTCATTGATTATCACATAAGCTCTGGTTCTCAAAGGAATATTTTGATAATACTTATTTAAAAATGATGTTTCGGTTTCTATTATATTTTTAATATTTTTATTTAAAGATAATTTAATGAAATTAGACTTATTCCAATTATCAAATAAATAGTTTTTTAATTCTTCTTTACTTTTAAACATTTCAGCACAATATCTAATATTATTATATACTCATAGTCAATAATTATCCAAAATGGCATCTAATATCTCAGATAGGCAGATAAAAAATAGAAATTTTTTATCTCCAACAGGATTTGAATTTACCTTAAATAGAGCACCAAAAGTATCTTTTTTTAGTAATCTGGCAAATATACCAGGAATTACCTTAGGAATTGCAGAGCAACCAACATATCTAAAAAATATTGATGTTCCTGGTGATAAAATGCAATTTGATGATTTTAATTTAAGGTTTATTGTAGATGAAGACCTTGAAAATTATATGGAAATACAAAAATGGATTAGAGGTTTGGGATATCCAGAAAGTTTAAATGAAATATTTGAGTTACAAAATGAAAATAAATCATTTGATGGTTCAGATTCAAAAATGATGAATATTTTTTCTGATGGAACATTAACTATTTTAGGAAGTTCTATGAGACCAAATTTTAAAATTAAATTCAATGATCTTTGGCCTTACAGTTTAACTTCTTTGGATTTTGATGCTACAAATACTGATATAAATTACTTTACAGCAGAAGTAAATTTCAAGTATACTATTTACAATATAACAGATTTGAATGGAAATCCATTATGAGTATTAGTTTAGAGATGATTCAAAAAATGTGGGAAAGTGATTCGAAAATAGATATAGACAATTTACATACAGAATCTTTAAAAGTACCATCTCTTCACGCAAAATATTTTGATTTATATAATAATATAATTCTTCTTAAGAAAAAAGCAGAACAACAAAAAAGTAATATTAGGCACGAAAGATATGAATATTATTCTGGAAAGGCAGATCCTGAAGTTTATATCGAGTGTCCATTTCCAAAGAAAATTAGAGATAAAGATACAATGCAAAAGTATCTTGACGCTGATGAAAAATTATCTTCTGTTATTTTAAAAATAGACTATTACAATATTATGATCGATTACCTCAATGATATTTTGAAAATGTTACATAATAGAACATATCAAATTAAAAATTCAATCGATTATCAAAAATTTATGTCTGGATTGGGTTAATAAAAATGTTATCAAATAATCCAAATAAATACTCATAGTATAATGAGTATTATGAGTGATGTAATCATTGAAAAGAAAAATGAAGTATTTTTAAAACTTCATTGTGAACCACATATTTTATATGAACTTCAACCATATTTTACTTTTGAAGTAGAATCTTCAAAATTTATGTCCCAATATAGAAGTAAATATTGGGATGGAAAAATTCGTTTGTTAAGTACTCATACTGGAGAAATATATGTTGGATTACTTGACAAAATAATTGAAAAACTTTCTACACACAATTACACATATGAATTTAAAGATAATAAATTTTACGGAACTCCATTTGAAGTAAATGAAGGTATTTCAATTGAAGGTGTAACAGATTATATGAAATCCATATGCTCTTATAGTCCTAGAGATTATCAGATAGATGGAGTATATGATGCTTTAAAGCATAATAGAAAATTATTGATAAGTCCAACTGCATCTGGAAAAAGTCTGATGATTTATTCCCTCGTGCATTATTATATGAATAAAGGTAAAAAAATTCTCGTAGTTGTTCCAACGACAAGTTTGGTAAGTCAATTATATAAAGATTTTGAAGATTATGGTATGGATTCTCAATCATGTTGCCATATGATTTATTCTGGAAGAGAAAAAAGTAGTAATCATCCTATCACAATTGCAACTTGGCAGTCAATCTATAAATTAGATAAAACATTTTTTAATGACTATGATGTAATTATTGGTGATGAAGCACATCAATTTAAATCGAAGTCATTAATATCAATAATGACTAAACTTCACAATGCAAAATATAGATTTGGTTTTACTGGTACTTTAGATGGATCTCAAACTCATAAATGGGTATTGGAAGGTCTTTTTGGTCCTACTTATAAAATTACAAGAACAGAAGAATTGATGAAACAAGGACATCTTTCTCAACTTGATATACGTTGTATTGTTCTTAAACATTTACCACAAAAATTTGAAACTTATGAAGATGAAATTCAATATTTAATTTCTCATACACAAAGAAATAAATTTATAACAAATCTTACTCTTGATTTAAAAGGTAATACTCTTGTTTTATTTTCTAGGGTAGAAACTCATGGAGCAATCTTATTTGAAAATATAAATAAAAATAAGAGGGGTGAAAGAAAAGTGTTTTTTATACATGGTGGAGTAGATACTGAAGAAAGAGAATTAGTTAGAGAAATTACAGAAAGAGAAAATGATGCAATTATTGTAGCTTCTTATGGAACATTTAGTACTGGTATAAATATAAAAAATCTACATAATGTAATTTTTGCATCACCAAGTAAATCTAGAATAAGAAATTTACAATCGATTGGAAGAGTTTTAAGAAAGGGAAAAAATAAAACAAAAGCAACTCTTTATGACATTTCTGATGATTGTACTTATAAATCGAGAAAAAATTATACTCTAAATCATCTGATTGAAAGAATTAAAATATATGCAGAAGAAAACTTTAAATATGAAATAATTACTGTACCTCTTAAAAAAAATGATTGAAGAAGATTTTTATTGCACCCTTAAACTTAAGACTGGAGAAGAAATATTTGCTAAGGTAGCAGCATCAGAAGAGGAAAATAGAACACTATTAATTGTTTCCAATCCTATTATTGTTTCTGAATTTAAATTAAGAACTGGTGCTGCTGGTTATAAAATAGAACCTTGGTTAAAAACAACAACTGAAGATATGATTATACTTAATTTGGATGACATAATTACTATGTCGGAATCATCTGATATTGAAATGATAATGATGTATCAATCTTTTATTAGACAATTAAATAAACAAAAAACAAATCAATCAAAAATAACTCGTGAAATGGGTTACATAGCTAATGTAAATGATGCTAAAGATATATTAGAGAAGATATATAATAGATCAGAGTGACCCCTTCATTGGAGACAAAGGTAGTCTAATGTGAATCCATAAGGTTGTCAACTCCACTTGAATATGTTATTATTCATAGATAATAATGATAAAAATTTATGATAACCACAGCAATTATGACCAAAAGAAAAAGGTCAGAGCATTATGTAAATAATAAAGAATTTCTTGAAGCACTTATTAAATATCGTGAAGATGTTGAAATAAGTTTTATTAGAAAGTATGGAAATCAACCAACAAAAGATGATAGGGCAAAATCTTGGGATACAAAACCACCAATACCAAGATATATCGGAGATTGTTTTTTAAAAATAGCTAATCACCTTTCATTTAAACCAAATTTTGTAAATTATATGTTCAAAGAAGATATGATTTCTGATGGAATTGAGAATTCAGTTCAATATATACACAATTTTGATCCTGAAAAATCTCAGAACCCATTTGCATATTTTACTCAAATTATACATTATGCCTTTCTTCGTCGAATTCAAAGAGAAAAAAGACAAATGGAAATTAAAAATAAAATTTTAGAAAAATCAGGATTTTCAGAAGTATTTGAAGATAATTTATTTGACGGAAGTAATTATAGTGATTATAATTCAATTAAGGATAATATTTACACTAAATTGAGATATTAATTTTAAAATGAAAGTTGCTATTATTTCAGATCAGCATTTTGGGTGTCGTAAAAATTCAAAACTATTTCACGATTATTTTTTAAACTTTTATAATAAAATTTTTTTTCCGACATTGAAACAGTATGGTATTACTACTGTTATTGATATGGGTGATACATTTGATAGTCGTAAAGGTATTGATTTTGCTGCACTTTCTTGGTCAAAAAGTAATTATTATGATAAACTTTCCGAATTGAATTGTAATGTATATACTATTGTAGGTAATCATACAAGTTATTATCGCAATACAAACCAAGTAAATGCAGTAGATCTTTTACTTCGTGAATATTCAAATGTAAAAATTATCTCAGACCCAACAGAAGTTTTATTGGAAAATTTGAGAGTTCTTTTTATTCCTTGGATTAATTCTGAAAATGAAATGAAAACAATGAAAATGATTTCATCTACAAAAGCGCCAGTTGTAATGGGTCATTTGGAATTGCAAGGATTTCGTGCAAATATTACAACCATTATGGACCAAGGAATGGATTCCGATATTTTTAAAGGATTCAAAAAAGTATTTTCTGGTCATTATCATACTCGTTCTGATAATGGAACGGTATTTTATCTGGGAAATCCATATGAGATGTTTTGGAATGATATAAATGATACTCGTGGATTTCATATTTTTGACACAGAAACATTGGAGCATATTCCAGTCAATAATCCATATCGTCTTTTTTATCATATTTATTATGAGGATACTCCATATCAAACATTTGATGTATCTGAGTATGAAAATAAAATTGTAAAGGTGATAGTTCGTAAAAAAACAGATGCACAAAAATTTGAAAAATTTATTGATAAACTTTATAGTTCAAATATTGCAGAAATTAAAATAGTTGAAAACTTTAATAGTGAAGAACCTGAAAATTTTGAAGCACTTGAATCTGAAGACACCATTTCTATTTTGAATAGATATGTGAATGAATCTGAGGTGAACCTTGATAAGTCAGTCCTCCATAACCTCATCCAGGAGGTCTATCAGGAGGCTTGTGAGATGGTTTAGATATGTTCTTAATAACAATCAGTGGAAAGGAAAATGAAGGCGCATATTCGGTTCAGAATGAGGATGGTGAACAAATCCTTTATATCTTTCAGGAAGAGGATGATGCTGTTAGATATGCTATGATGCTTGAAGAAAATGGATTTCCAGAAATGCACGTAATTGAAATTGAAGATGAAATAATGTTAAAAACCTGCCAAATTCATGATTATCAATATACCGTGATTACTTCTGATGATATTGTAGTTCCCCCAAATACTTATTATGATTTTATTTAAAAAAATTCGTTACCGTAATTTTTTGTCAACTGGTAATCATTTTAATGAAATTGATTTTACAGAACATAGAACTAATCTTCTTATCGGTACTAATGGAAGTGGTAAGAGTTCTTTATTAGATGCCTTATGTTTTTCACTTTATGGAAAGGCATATCGTAAAATCAATAAAAATCAATTGATTAATTCTATAAATGAAAAGGATTGTAAAGTTGAGGTTGAATTTTCAATTGGAAATACTGAATGGAAAATAATTCGTGGAATTAAGCCTAATTTGTTTGAAATACAAAAAGATGGAAAATCATTAGATCAATCTGCAGTATTAGAACAACAAAAATGGTTAGAGCAAAATGTTCTAAAAATGGACTTTAAAAGTTTTACTCAGATAGTAATTTTAGGTTCAAGTAATTATATTCCATTTATGCAACTTCAATCGGCTCATCGTAGAGAAGTGATTGAGGATTTATTGGATATTAAAATTTTTTCTTCTATGAATATTGTAATCAAAGAAAAAATACGTAAAATAAAAGATGAAATTAAAACCCTTGATTTAAAAAAAGAATCCCTTTCAGATAAAGTTAAAATGCAAAATAACTTTATTGACGAACTTGAAAAACGTGAAAAGGAAAATATTCAAAATAAAAAACAAATAATTTCAAGTTTAAATCAAGAAATCAAAAATTTATTAAATGGTAATAAAATTATTGAGACTAATATTGTTGATATACAGAAAAATATTGATGAATATGCAAATTCTACAGACAAACTTAAAAAACTTGTAAACTTGAAAGGTAAGTTATCTGAAAAAATATCAATAATTGCAGAAGAACATAAATTTTTTTCAACTAATACTGTTTGTCCAACTTGTACTCAATCAATTAATGAAGAATTTAGATTAAATAAGATTGATGATTATCAAAATAAAGCTAAGGAATTACAATCTGGGTATCAGGACTTAAAACTAACAATTCAAGAAGAAGAAGGTAAAGAGAATAAATTTTTAACATTGTCAAAAAAATTAGTAAAATTTAATAATGAAATTATACAAAATCATACAAGTGTTTCTATTAAACAGAAACAAATTCAAGATATTCAATATGAAATTCAAACTATTGCCGAACAGATTGAGAACAAAAATATTGAACACGTAAAATTAAAAGAATTTGAAGATAATCTTCAACACATATATGAAGACCTTGCATCTAAAAAAGATTTAATTCATTATTATGATTTCACTTATAATTTACTTAAAGATGGTGGGGTAAAATCTAAAATTATTAAAAAATATTTACCTTTAATAAATCAGCAAGTTAATCGTTATTTGCAAATGATGGATTTTTATGTAAATTTTACTTTAGATGAAGAATTTAATGAAGAAATTAAATCTCCAATTCAAGAAGATTTTTCATATAGTTCTTTTTCTGAAGGTGAAAAGTCAAGAATTAATCTTGCCTTGATTTTTGCTTGGAGAGAAATTGCAAAATTTAAAAACTCAACTAATTGTAATATTATTTTATTCGATGAAGTTTTTGATAGTTCTCTAGATAGTGCAGGAAGTGATGATTTTCTTAAAATTATTAAATATATTTTAAAGGATACCAATGTATTTGTAATCTCACATAAAATTGGACTGGAAGATAAATTTGATGGTGTTTATCAAGCAGAAAAGATAAAGGGCTTTTCTAAATTAGTTAAACTATAGATTTTTTTCTAAATACTTATATAATAAGATTCACTTATAATGATAAGTAGCCAAGTAGATGTAACAAAAATTCAATATGTGGTAAATTCTATTGCATCTAAACTTGGATTGGTGTATAGAAAAAACTACACTGTAACTGTCATACCAAAAGATTTATCTCAAGGGAAAAATATATACGAAAAAATATACACTGAACTTATTAGATTATATCCACAAATAAAAGTAAAAAGGGAAGTTGATGGTAATGTTGGTAAACTGAAATTAACTGAAAATGGATATGGGTATATAAAAATACAATTAGAAAGGAGTAAAAGTAAAGTTAGTAGTGTATTAAAACCTGGTGAAGCATATGAATTATATTTTCATTCTGTGATAGTTGATGAACTCAATAAACTTAAAGAGTTAAGAGAAGAAATGGATGGAGTTCCTCCTCAAATATTTGATATGTATAATAATTTAACTCTAAACCTATATGGTGGAGGGAAAAAAATATCAATAGGACCTATAAAATCAGTAGATAAAGTTGGCCAAAGTTTAAAAAAACCTGATATTTTAATAACAACTAAAGCTGGTAAAGAAGTTACTTTATCGTTAAAACAAGGTAATTTTTCATTTTGGAGTAGTGCAGATACATATCAAAATATTCCTTTACAAGTTTTGAATGATACTTTAAATAAAGGAATAGTATCATTAAAAAGCTCTTCAAACCAGCCAGTAATTTTTGATAATGATATAAAGGGGATAAGAGTCCCAGCAACTATAGATGAAATTAAAAAATATTGTTTTGGTGGATCTGCAGGAGTTGATTATATCATCATAAATGCGGGATTGACGAATGTTAGTCATAATGTAATTAGTATGAGTGGGATTAATATATACAAAAATAATAATTATGCAGACTTATCAAGAATAAAATCTGATGTGTATTTGGTAATAAAAACAGATCCAAAAAGAAACGCAAGATCTCTATCTCCATATAAAGGTCTTTCAATTACTTTTACAAATAAAAGTCATGCATTTGATCCAAGGAATAAATATGTAGATGGAGTTAGATAAATCAATAAATACCTATAAACACTATAAGATGAAGAAGTTTTCTCAATTTATACTAGAAGCAAAAGAAACAAGAGCATCAGAGCAAGCAAAAAAGCTTGGTCTTGTTGGAGACGGTCATGGTGATTGGTATAATTCTCAGGGAGAATTCGTAGCAAAAACAGTTGAGGGGCAACTTAAATTTTTTAATAAAGG